TTTCTGGTTCTTCATTTGTAAGATCCGTTGCCATTACTTTCTAACCCCTAACATTTTCTTTGATTCGCCCCAGACCTGAGTCTTTGTCTTCTTCGCAAATCGTTCTGTTGGTAAGAATAATGCAACATCCCATTCTGATGGGTATACGTACATGAATCTAGAACGCACATGTTCATCTAAATAATGCTTTACACAGGGTTCAAAGAACTTAAGCTTTGACACCGACTGCAGAAGCGAGTAGTTCATCTTGATCTTGGTCGACTCATCATACCGAGTATTGTTGGCGTAGTCGTATAAACCATCCATCAATCTAGCGCGGAGCGGCAGTGGTAGATAATGGAGGTTAAGACCGTAGAACCCACCTGGTACCTTGCGGAAAGGAAACACCAATGGAAACCTATCGTAGTATGGCAATTCTTCTTTATACTTCGGATCATAGTAGAACATATACAGTTGGCCGATGATTTGCTTGGACACTAGTCTAGAAGCGTCACCACGCATTAGTTCACGTTCATTGATACGCGAGATCTTCTTGGCAGTTTCACGGTACCAATCGCGGGCATCCTGCGTACGGGCCGGGATCTGTCCAGAGCGGACACCTTGAGTAATGATTGTATCGAATACTGTTGCCATTAAAACTTTATTCCGAGTTCTATTTCAGTTATGATCTCAAACTTCCAGCCGCGTTCTTTGCAGTAGTTGACCGCTGCTTCCCATTTTGAGGAGTTGATTCCCCATGTCTGTACTTCAGTAATATATCTCTTATTAGGTTTATTTATGACCTTCGGTGGAGAACACTGTGCCTTGGGTTTGATCTCAACAACGACAGTATCGATCTTTCCATCACGCGTCTTCTTCTTTATAATGAAATCTGGAAAGTATCTATGGACTCTGCCGTCAATTGGTGATCGGTAAGGAATGATAAGTTCTTCACTTCCCCATTGTAATACGCCTGGGTGGTTATCAAGCCATCCCATAAATTTTAGTTCCCATCGACTTCTATAGACGATATTCGATGGATCACCGAGATACTTTTGAGGGTTTCTCGGCTGAAACTTTCCTTTGTATGCCATTTTCTATTTATAAATAGATTGAGAACACCCAATTAAAGAGAAAATAATGGCACTCATTAAGCTCAATATTGATAGCTTGAAGAAAGAATCTAAAGGCATCCTGAATAGGCTTGTCGACAATGTTGTCAATAAGATCGAAGACAAGTTAGAAAATGCTGTCGAGGATCTTTTTGCTGGTGCATTAAAGAAGGTTGGTATTGCAGACAACATTGCCAGAGAACTATCATCTCGATTTGGTGATGCATTTTCCGTAGGCCTATCTGACAAGTATTTCCAAAGCTCAACATCAGAACAGAACCGTGTATCTCCTCAAGAGATTTGTGAGAACGTACTTCCAAGAGATGGTGCCGAAACAGCTGGCAACGCTGTAGATCGTATTACCAATACAATCGGTATCAATGGTATGACAGCAAATACTGTTAACCAGTATCCAGAGCACATTGGTAACTATTACTTCTCAATGAAGTTTGCAAATTATGTTCGGCCTGCTCCACAGGCAAGAGCAGCGCTGCAATTCACTGAAGCATTTATACTTCCACTACCAAGAGAGTTAAAAGAATCTTTTGATATTGAAGTATCACCAAGTGCAACAAAGATGGCCGGTGGAATTGCAGACGCGGCAACAGCATATTTTACAAATAGTGGATCGTTCAATGCTGCCAAGGCTGCTGAAACTCTACTGCTAAGTCAACTAGTACAGGCATCTGGTGAGTTTGGCGATGCAATTGGTCAATTTGCTGGTGCGGTTCCTAACCCACACGTTGCTGCTATCTTTAGTGGTATCGGACTCAGAATGCACAGATTTGAATGGACATTTGCTCCACGCAATGAAGCTGAAAGCAGAAAACTGCAAGATATTATTTGGAAACTAAAAGCCAATTCTCTTCCATCATATAGTAAAAATGGCACTGCTGCACTACAGTATCCACAGTTAGTTCAGATCGATCTTTATCCTTGGGCCTCTGCAAATGATGATAAAGAAAGATTGATTCGATTTAAACCTGCTCTTCTAAAAGACATTACTGTCAATTACTCGCCTCAAGGAATTCCTTCGTTCTTTGCCGGATCAAAACAACCTACATTTATTCAGTTAAGTTTAGAGTTTTTAGAAACTGAAATTTGGACAGGTAACCAATATGACCGAGAAGGAAAAGATAGAATTAATGAAGTGTTGAAATTGGTTACAGATTCTATTCTCGGCCCAGGTGCATTAAAAGCAGCTGAGGATACAGTTAATGCTATAGTAGGTCAAACAGGAACAGCAGTTAGCGCAGCTACTAGTACTTCAGCTACACAGACCCCTGGAAAGGTCAATCCGCAGGGATCTACTTCTTCGAAATCAACTCCTGCAACACAGAAGATAGTAAAACAAAGTCCTGCCGTCAAACAACAACTTTTAGGGCTTTCTGCTGGTGCGGGGACCACGATTCTAGCAACAAATCCAGATACGCCAAAGAAACCTACTTCATATCTAGTTTATAATAACACGTCTACAACTGGCAAGATAGTATATTCAGACGGCGAAAAATTGGTTAGAACAGGTGGAAAGTATACAGTAGATGTTAACATCCAAGGCAATAAAACGCGCCTAGGAGAATTTAATACTGCAGATGCCGCGTATGCTGCCATTGCAAATAGAGGTGCGTTCTAATGGGTAGATACTTTGATCGGTTTCCGTTAGTCAACTATGGAGGTGTTCCTGCAAAGAATTTGCTGACTAAAGTAGATTTTACTCAGGAGGCACTTCGCGACATCTATTCGAACTTTGATTATGTCCTAGAACCGGGAATGAATCGCCCCGATATGATCTCGTATAGTTACTACGACTCATCACAGTATGATTGGCTAATTTACCTATCTAATAATATAATCGATCCTTATCACGACTTCTATAAGTCACCTGAGGATTTCGAGGCATTTATTCTTGGCAAATACGGTTCTTACGAGGTAGCCAGAAATACTACAGTATTCTATCGTAATGACTGGGCAAGTGACGACAGTGTTATTGATCCTGCTGTCTATGAAGGACTTAACCCATTACTTCGCAAGTACTGGAAACCTATCATGGATAACAACTTCCGTATTGCCGGCTATGATCGTGTCAAGGAAGATTGGACAATATCAACCAACAAGATTGTTAGTTTGAAGTTGAGTGATGCTAGTGTAGTTTCTGAAGCAGATCTGGTCTATCAATCCTCAACAGAGGCGATCGGCACCGTATTATCTGTTGACTTGGATACTAATATTGTTATTGTTCAACACATTGAAAATATGTTTGTAGCAGATGATACAGATTCAATCGAAGAGGTAATACTTCTTCAGCAAACAATAAGCGACGACGAGGCTGCATTCTGGTCTCCGGTCACTGCGTATGAATATGAAGAAGAAAAGAATGAATTAAAAAGATATGTAAATATTATCAAACGTACATATCTTCCTGATGTCGAAAGACTGTTTATTGAGAAAATTCAAGAATGACAGATAAATCTATTATGTTAGAAGGTAAGTTTAAATTACTTACCTTCCAACTGTCGACACCCACACGCCCGATTGATTTGACACCATATTGTGCCCGTGCCGATATTTACGAGAGTATTCTAGAACCCACAACTATCGGAGAATTTGTTATCTCTGATAAGACCGGTATGTTTAGTCATTTTAACTTCTCAGAAGAGACTGTCTGTATTAAGTTTACGACATATGAAGACAACCCAAAGGGTTATGTGAGCTATGACTTTAGTATAATTAAAACTGATCCAGTTGTCACAACACCAGATGACAAGGGCGTAGTATATAAATTGACAGGTGTTTCACGTGAGTCTCTAAAGTCGACTACGCTTAAGAACGTTCCTATTACTCGTGAGAAGATCGAGTGTGAGAATATGGTCAGAGCATATATAGAACCTGCTAATCTTCTTGACTCTAAAAAACAGTTGTATGCAGAAAAGACCAAAGGTCTACATACATTTGTAATGAATAATATTACACCGTTCGAAGCAATTGATCAGGTAAGAATGAAGGCAGTTTCACAAAAATATGAAGGATCGGCATTCGTATTCTTTGAGAATAGTCGTGGTTATCACTTTAAATCACTAGAGGCTTTGGTAGATGAAGGCCTTAAAAATATTGGTGACAAGTACTATATTCAATCTACACTAGCCAAGGTTGATGTCACAGGTTCTAAGTGGAGAAACATTCTTGCATTCAGGGCAATCACCGGTGTTAATCAGACTGTAGCAAGAACAATTGGTGGTGGTAAAAATCGTGTAGTTAGACTAAATATCAAAACACGTGAATATGAAGAGTTTGCGCAGGACAGTGGCCGATTAAATTTTGTGCAGCTTAATAAGGGTGCAAGTTCATCATCATTAAAGGCGCAGGAAAAGATCAATAAAGATGACGGTTCAATCACCGTTCTTCAATACGATCCTGATAAAGAAAACAATGATTATGCAGATAAGGCAAATAAGTTACCGTACTATCTGACTCACTTTCTTACTACAGTAGTACAGTTGACAGTCTATGGTGATAGTACCGTTTCCATCGGTGATGTGATTACGTGTGAGATCCCAGAGCACGACGCGCTTCCAATCAGTGAAAACAAACCGTACGTAGATTCAAGCCCCGTAATAGCTGGTAACTATCTTATTACAAAATGCCGCCATGTTCTGACGTTCAGTGAAAAGGCAGAATACATGCAGGCATTGGAGATTGTAAGAGACGGTTCGGGTGGCAAGAAACCAAGATCCAAGAACTTTGGGGCAAAATAATATGCAAGCTATGCAATGGTTTCAGGGTGTTGTCGAGGATATCGATGATCCTGAAAAGTTAGGCCAGGTTAGAGTTAGAATCTTTGGAGAGAATAGTCCACGTGGTGGTAATAACGATCTGAACGTTCTTCCATGGGCGAAGGTACTCATGCCTGTAACTAGTTCTGGGTTCAGTGGTATTGGTCAGGCGCCTGTTGGTTTGACTAACGGCGCCTGGGTAATTGGATTCTATATGGGTGATAAGAAGCATCCTATGATCCTTGGATCTATGGTCATGGCAGATAGTATATCCAGACAAGCATCTGGTGAGTCGCCCGTTCAAAAAGAATATATTGAAGAACTTGGTGAGAAGAAAACAAAGTACGATACCAAATATCCAAATAATCGAACACTCAATACGGTTGCCGGACATGTTATCGAAATAGATGATACACCTGGATCTGAACGACTACATGCGTATCACAAGTCAGGTTCATACATTGAGATCTTCCCAGATGGATCGATCGTCACAAAGTCTGTCAAGGATAGTACTAGTGTAACTATCAATGACCATGCTATCTCTGTTGTGCGTGGGGATCTTCAGATCGTTGCAAATGAAGGCAAGATCCAGATCAATGCAGACAAAGATATTGATATTATTTCTAAAACAGTAGTTAATATCCGTGCACCTATTATTGGTCTCAATGGTTAATGACTATTACGTTAGAGATTCCAAAGATCCGTAAGTTAGATTGTGGGTCAGATGGAAAGATCAGCAAAAAAGACTTAGATGCCTATTTCAGCAGCATTGGCAGAACGATGGGTCGTTTGTCTGTATCGGCTAACGGGTTAAGTCTAGATGATAAATGTGGTACTGCTATTATTGCAGCCGTCGTTGCTATTGATGAAATCGTTAAAATAATTGAAGCAATTACAACAGATCCATTAGGTCAGTTAAAATCAAAGGAATTAGAACTCAAGTATCGAGCGCGTGAGCTTGGCAAAGATATTGAAGAATTTTTTAAAAAGAAGATTGTCGATATTCTACTTGACTTAATCAGTATTCTTGGTATACCGAATCCATTTGAGATTCCTATTCCATTCATTGGAACTGTAGTGTTGTTTGATATAGATGGTTCTCCATACGAATATACTCCAAAGATTATTGATTTATTCACAAAGAGTGGGCAAAGAAAAGTAAAGCTAGCGATTAAGGATGATATTGAAAAAGTAAAGAAATTCCTCGGCATCGAATCTACATATAACGGTGATCTAGGTATAAAGTCTCCTGATCTTGAGACAGAAGAAGTGTGGCATAAAATAAAGAATTGGTTCAGTCAACTTATCAATGACTTCATTGGAAGTATTGCTGATGCTATTGCAAATGCAATAAAAAGTATTCCTATTATTGGCAAACCAATCTATACATTAGTCACAGCAGCAATCGATCCTACTATTACTGTTGAGGAAGCATTTGATATATTGGTTGCTGAGTATAAAGCCAAGATCAAACAGGCTAAAGAAGATGTGTTATCTGGCAAGGCAATCAAAGATCTTGGTGAGGAACTAATGCAGGAGGCGATCGATAAGATTCTAGGTATTCAGATACCATTGCTTGGTACTGTTGGTGACTTATTAGGTATTGATCCTAATACAACTGATATTCGTATGAAGGCTATGACATTTCATGACATTGAAGATGCGTTCAAAGAATTTATTCAGAAGGCAAGAAGATTCTTTAGGGGTGGTATCATTGTCAAGATCAATGAGATCTTAGCCAAGGCCCCTGGATATATCCTGAGTCAGTTTCCTATTGTCGGCAAGATCTTTAAGATCCTCAAGCAGGTAGCTGACTTTCTTTCAGGAAAGAATCCGCTGACTGAATGTGACGTACTCAATATCATTTTGCCGCCTATCTTTAATATGGGAATTTTAATAGAAGCCGCACTACCATCCTGTGTAGACGTCGTCTACGTAGAATAAATAAAAGAAAAAGAGTTACAGATGGCCGATATCAAAAGAATAGATAAGATCACTAGTTCGGAAAAGGCTTCTGAGAAGGCTCCTTATTACAGCGACTTCTATAATAACTTCAATATGCATCCACATAACAGGACTCTTGCAAAATACACAAATGAAAATTCGGTCAAGAGAGCAATCAGAAATCTTGTCATGACACAGCCAGGTGAAAGAAGATTTCAACCAGAGTATGGATGTAATATAAGAAGATTTCTTTTTGATAACATCAGTGATTACGTTACAGGTCTTATTAAAGATGTGATTAAAGAGTCAATCTCCAAGTATGAGCCTCGAGTACGCGTGATTGATGTTTTGGTTATTGCAAATGAAAGTACCAATTCATATGAAGTGACTATCATTTTTGAGGTGATAAATAATGTTAATCCAATGAGCATCAGTTTAACACTTTATAGAGTAAGATAATGGCAAATAGCAGTTTAGTCCTTACACAATTAGACTTCGGTTCATACAAAGAGTCTCTCAAGTCATACTTGATGGAGCAGGATGCGTTTAAGGATTATGACTTTGATAGCAGCAACATCAACGTTCTGCTGGATATTCTTTCGTATAACTCATATCTAAATGGTTTCTATCTCAACATGATCGGTAACGAGATGTTCTTGGATAGTGCGCAACTAAGAGATAGTGTAGTATCACACGCAAAAGAACTCAACTATCTTCCACGTTCATTCGGGTCGGCTGAAGCTTCAATTCAAATTGCTGTCACTCCAACAGATTCTGCGGTTCAGTCAGTTGTTGTTCC